CTTTGCGATGCTGTTCATGTGTTTTGATATGTGAGTAAGGCCGAGGTGTTGTGTGTCCTCGGCCTTTGTTATTTTTAGAATGGTAGGCCGTCTGAGTCGTTAGCGAATAGGCTGTCGAGATCGGGCTCATCAGTTACAGTTGTGCTCTCCCACTTTGGAGCTGGCACAGCGGCAGGCTTGGCAGTAGTCCGAGCAATCCACTCATCGCTTTTGCGGATGTCATCTTTCAGGAAGTCCGGCAGCTTGTTGAATACTGCATCATCGTGCTCTGTGCTGTCATAGCTAAGAAGTTCGTTGATTGCTGGAGGGCACGCCATTCCTTTTGGAAGCGGAGAGATACTCATGATATTCGCATAGGTGCGGTCGTCTTTGCCGTTGTGTGCGATGTTTACCATGCAAGAGTGGCCGAGTAGCTTGATAATGTCGAAGTCTCCAGCTTGCGCATCGGTCATTTTTTTGCCAATCCATGATTCAACGAACTTGCGAAGTGATGCCTTCTCGCCCATGCTGAGGTTGAATACTGTCTTCACATAGAACGGCTGCTCTCCTTTGTCATCGCTGAAGACTGCGGTTTCCATTGGCAATTCAAATAAGAATTGAACTTTGCGTTTCTTGTTTCCCCACTTCTCATCGAATGTGGTTCCCTTGTCAATGATTTGGTAGCATCTTGCTACGTGTGCTCCTTCGGGAGCGATTTGGCGGCTTGAGCCATTGCCAGAGTTTACTGGTGCTTTCATGGTTTAAAGATTAAATTGAGGTTAAAAGTGCTTGAGTTGATTGTTCGTGAAGATACTCGGTAACGAGTGCAAACTGATTGTGGAATTCATCCATCTTGCAAGGGTCCCAAAGGCGTTTCTCAGGTGCAACGCCATGCTCCATGCTGCGATGGTATTGGCGTGCGAGGTTAGCGGCTTGAGAGTCGCATCGGGTGTATAGCCCTTTGATGCATCCGTCATTTACAACCATTACCATTGTGCCGGTTAAGTGATTGTAATGAAAAAATTCTGTGCCCTTCCAATTCTTGAAGGTCGTTGCTGTTGAGAGTTCTGGTGTGTGCATGTGTATAAAGGTGTAAAAGTTTAAGGAAAAAAGGGGGCGGCTAGGGCCCCCGTTAAGGTTAGGAAATTTTGTAGGCCAAGGTTGTGTCAGTATCCACAATTTTTTTTGCTCTATTTTCTTTAATAGCCTTAAAAATGATTGCGTGGATTTCTTCGTTTTTGGTAATTACTCCGAAAAGCATTCCGAATTTTTGACCTCTGTTTACGATTGCAAGTTGTGTTGTCATGGCTGTGTGTTTTTATCGTTGTTTTGTTTGACAAATTTACAAGCATATTTTGAATACGCAATACCCAAACAAAGAAAAAAGCAAACCACCAGCGTAAAAAATCGCAACTCGCTGTAAATCAGCACAATTAATTTGCGCGACAAATCGCAAAGCCGACAAGCCCACCGAATACCGCCCCTGCAACTTGAGTCTGATACCACTTTTTCGGCTTGTCTGCTACAATCACGTTGTGCATTCCTGTAACGCTTACATATGGATTGTCTATGCCAAGCCTTACCACCTTATCACGCTTACGCGAAAACAAGCCCTTACGCAGCGTATCTCCAATTGCAACGGTATAACTTACCGGAATGATAATCGAATCGATTTGAAGCCTTCCTAAGCGGTTTATTGAGCCACCTATCTGAAGGAACTTCCCCTCTCGGCTGAATGACCTCGGCAGGCGCAAGTGCGGAAAGCTGTCGATGTAGACTGTCTCGCCAAGCTCGACTTGCGTCACCACCTTTGTCCGCGTCTGGTACCTCACCACCACTTCAGGCTCACGCAGCTGCAAGGCTCGAAGCTTTGTGCCTGCCTCAGCAAGTTGGACGGCTTGGCTGTGGATTCTGGAACTGTCTCTTGCGATGCGCACAGTATACTCCGAGTTCAGCGAATCAAGATACATGGCATTGCTTTCGGCCTCGCCTAAGGCACCGCATGTGCGAAGCAGTAGCAGCAATAGGAATAAGCAGATTGCCAAAAGGCTCAGTGTACTGATATTGCTCTGGTGCATTGTATTAGTTCGTTAAGTCGTTTGATATACTCATCCTTATTGCGCAATTCATTGAGCAAGATATCAGCCGCCACCTTCAGCGGCATAGCTTTTTCTGCAATGTAAACAGCCAGCACCTTCACAAGTCTCTCATCACATTCGCAATCGGTAGCCGGTAGGTTGGTCATATTTGCCTGGTTGCTTTCTTAACTAATAGCCGGATGACATCATCAAGCTTATCAACGCTATTTGCAAGCATCTTCATCACATCATTGCGCTCCTGATCGGTTGCGCTTTCGTGCTCAATCATCATCTTCACCAAGCCCCCGATTGAAGTCAATGGCTGGCGAAGTTCATGAGATAGCATAAAGCGGAACTCTTCCAGAAGTATCTTCTGGCGTTCATGCTCATGGTTGCTTATGGAAGTAACATCGACAAGTTGAATCCCGATGAAGTGTAGCATGTCAACAATGGAATAAATATTCCACATATTGTAACGCTCAGAGGCCATCTTCTGTTTTGTCTTGGCATAGGTGCGAATCGGGTCCGGTGCTTTCTTCTGCGACTTCCTGATTGCACTTAGCAACTCATCCCGATCGGAATCGTTGGCTGCAATGTCCAATATGTTTCCAGGCTTAATGTGGCTGCTGTATTCTTTGAACAAATCATTGGAGGTGACGATATTGCCATCCTTATCGGTGATCACATAGAAGAGGTCGATGCTCGACTCAAGGATGTGCAGGCTTGCCATATCGCAAAGATAAGGCAAGGATTGAACTTTTAGGCTAATTCTTTACGTAAGTCCTGCAAAAGATTTGACCATGCAGCACCGCATGTCATAAGGTACTTTGCCGACATCCACAGAGTGAAGCTAAATACAATGCCGTTTAACAGTATATCATAGTTCATAGGCATCTCCAAATCTTTCGTGTTTCTTACAGGCTGAGGTTTGACGGTGTAGTACGTAGGGGTTGCTAACAAAGATACATCGCAGGGCTGAATAGTGTCGAATGCGGTCAAAACCTTCTCCTTGCGCGGCTGGGCCATGACAGCCTCAAAGCTTTCGCGGTTAGCTTGCGCAAAGCTTGTATCTGCATTAGCCGCCTCCCAGCTCATGGTATCAACATTCACCTTACTATGGCGCACCGTCTTTATGGTATCTCTACGAATCTGCTGCATCGCTCTTTGCTTTTGGAATATACCCGGCAGCTATTAGTGCTGCAATTATTGCTGTTAAGGTTTCGGCTGTTATCACTTTGAAGATAAGTAAAAAGATGGATACCAAAATCATCAGCGAGCCGATTGTGCCACGCCAGTGCTTGACAACAATATCTACAACTCGCCTTGGTTTGGTAGCACGTTTTCGCATAGGTTAAATTACGCGAAAGCAGCCCGAACGTTGGAGCAAATAAGGCTTAGAAATTACAAAGTGAGAAATACAAATTCGCCTCTTCGCGCCTGCGATTGGTTAGCCCTGCAAGCACTTTGCCGCCTGCCTTGTTCCACTTCAGGAACTCATCCAATATTGAAGGGTCGGCTGCGTTTACTTTGGCTTTCTTTAGCAATGTGGATTTGATGAGCGCACCCGTGCCAACGTTGTAGCTGAATGCTACCAACGCATCGAACTGGCATTGGTTAAGATTCGGTAGGTGCTTATTTACCGCATCCTCATAGGGCGAAAGTGTAGCAAGTAGCAATTGCGTTGCTTCCTTTTCGCTTGCGAGCTTTTCGCCTAAAAGAATCTTCTTGCCGTTCGGGTAGCGAGTGGAGCCATATCCAATTGTCGGCACTCCAGCAGGGCAAAGGTATGAACTAAGCCGCAAGCCCTCGTACTTCTTAATCAAGTTCAGACCGAGAAGCGAGGTGCTGCGCATTTAGATAATGATATATTGGATGTTGGCAACTACGGTTATTGCAGCATCTGGTACTGAAACCTCAACCACGATACTAATTTGATTTGAAGCAGTATCGGCTGCAACTATTGTACTAATTAATTCAGAAAACGGGTTTGTAATTGGCGTTATAACACCAAAGGCATCACGCGGGCTTGTGAAAGTCGAACCAACTGGTGGGCTAATATTGAAGCTGCCTACTGCGAACCCTGCGTCTAAATCAACATCAAAGTAAATACTCATCGTTACGATGTTATCTACACGGCTATAAATCGCACGCAATACCGTTGCGGTGCAATCATTCGCTCCGCTTATTGTTGGCGTGTAGTTTCCACTTTCAAACTGCGGCATACCTGAATAGATATCTTGCAGCTCAATCTTTTTAGATTGGTTCGCAGTTGTATCCACGATGTACATGATATCCGTTGGGTCTGCCGTTCCTAACGCGGTTAAATCGGTTACTTTAACGCCTGCCATAGTTGGTTAGTTTTTACAAATTTACAAATTATTCAGATACTTTAATGCCTCTTCTGAACTCTTAAACTTTTGCGCATTTAGTTTGTGTTCTATTACTGTGATGCAGTACACACCTTGCTCAGTTATTACGTGAAAGGATGTTTCATCCACAGCCTCCCATTTTGGCTCGATTAGATTAAGCCACGGCAAGCCCGTTGAGGTGAACTCGATGTTTGTGGATGTGATGTTTACGTTTGTCATTTGATTTCGATTTGATAGTATGATAGAACAGTCGAATCCCCATTCGCCCCGTTCTGAATTGCGAAAATTAAATACTGATTTACAGTCCAATCGATGTTTGAATTGGTTAGCGATGCAATACCCACCGCCGCATCAGTTGGAATTGATGCATTTGCTTGTACTGTTTGCGTATTGGTTGCGCTCTTTACTATTGCAGTTCTGTCAATACCCATATAGGTTTGTCCAATTGAAGATAACGCAGTTGTAAGTAACAACGTTGGTGCAGGGCTTACAATTGAATCGGCTGTGTTGGCATATACTCGCAGCGTGGAAATACCCGCCCCTCCCGTCTTCCCTAACCTTGTTTTGAATTCGATTATGTTTCCAACTGTTATCGTGTTGGCAGGAATCAGCACGCTCGCAACTTTGTTATTATTGGTGTTTCCTGTTACTGCCGTTTGATTGTTGAGGTCTTTGTAAATCAGCGGCACAGTCGGAAAGGTTGCAAGAGAACCATCGCCTCTCACATACTGCGAGGTCGTGCCGCTTGGCGTGTTGAACTTGCCGTTGAATGTAGTCCAATCGCTCGAGCTTAATGCACCTCTGTTGCTTGCGCTGGCAGTTGGTAGGTTGAATGTGTGCGTGCTGCTTGCCGAGCTTATGCCGAAATCCGTGCCACTTGTACCCGTTGCGAAGTTTTGCACTTGGGCAGTCAAGCCGTTTAATGCGTTAAGCCCTGTGGTGAAAGTTGTGATTACTTGGCAGAGGTTGTTGTCCTCAGTGTGCAGCGTAATGTTACGCCCCGAAGTAGTTACGAAAATGCGTATTGCGAGCCTATCAGTTGCAGCCAATACAGTCGAAGGTACTGCAAGCGCACTTACATACAAATCGACTACCGTGCCGCCTGTAATCGCTTCGGGGTTTGTAGAGCCTGAAGATATGAGCGTAAAGGTCGTACCATCGTACTTGTAAAGCTCCATGTAAAAGCTCGGATTGCCGCCGCTACTCGAAGCATTGAAGTAGGTCTCGAAGTTCCAATTGCCTGAAGGGATTGCCAAAAGGTTTGGGTCGCCTGCGTCGGTTATAAATTGCGCGATGTAGCCATTGCCCTGCGCGTTTGTGCGTGTGAAGTTCGTGCCACCTCCGAGCACTGGAGTGCGGCTCATTTGAAAGTAATCATTGCCTCCAATCGTGCCCTGACTTATCGAGCCGTTGAGATAATAGTTAACCGATGCGCCACCGCCACCGCCTAAAGGAAAATTTGCCAAAGAGCCATCGCCACGCACGTACTGGCTCACTACTCCGTTGGCAGTTATGTCAATGCTTGGCGTACTGTTTGGGTTAGGTACGTTAACGCTGAATGCAGGGTTTGTCGGGGTTGGTACTGTTGCTGAAACCGAAGTAACCGTTCCAACGCTGACAACCGCCCAAACGGCTGCGCCAATTGTGTCATCGGAGCAAAGGTAGACCGTACCATCATCGAGCGACCAGCGTGAGCCTACAACAAAGCCCTTAGAACTATCATCTGTAACTTGAGGCACAAAGGTGAAATTGTGCGTTACATCGCGAATGGTGAAGCCATCTTGCTCCATGTAGTACAATCGACCAGCCTCCCACTTTAGCTCATAGCTAATAGAGCAGATTTGGGCCGTTCCCTTTGCACCTCCATTGCCTGCATCGGTTGTGCCTTTGCGGAAGAATGCTCCATTGTCAAAGCTAAGTCCAGCGGTTCCCGTGAATGCAATGTCATTCGTTGTGGTATTGCCTTCATCGGTTACTTCTTGTAAGTCTTGCGGAGTGTCAGGGCTTGTGTTGGCAATTGTGAAACTTGGATAAGTACCAGTTATATCAATGCCAGTGCCAGCAGTCAATTGCACTTCTTGAACATCGATATTAACCGAGCCGGGTGTACTACTATTCACATCCACAGCACCGCCGCGAAAGTTCATATTTACAACACCTGAAGCCACAACAGTACCTTCATCGCGTACGGTTAAGCTACCACCCCCACCGCCACCAACTGCGATTAACGGGTCTTCTGGTGTACCATTTCCGACTATTGTAATGCCATCCACAGCAACCTCGGTTAAGCATGGCGTGCATGGCTCGAAGTCTGGGAGCGGAATGTCACCAGTTGCGCAAGTATCATAGCAGCCGTCCTCGCTTGAGGTGCTGACATTCACATCCACATCAATTGCCACAGCGGCCCACTCATAGTTAACCGGCAAATAGCGGATCTCATTCTGGTATCCATTTGGCACAACCTCATAAGCGATGACACCAATGGCAGTCTTGAATTGCGGATCCGTTCCGCTGATTAACCTCAGCACCCTCGATGCTACCCAATCCTGCGCATCAGCAGAGTCGCAAGGTAAGTGCGATTTGCGCACCATTGCATAGGCCGTCATGCTAAACTTAGTCTCATAGATAGACTTGCAGCCGGCTAACCTCAAAGAGTCATTCTTGGCCACTGTGATCTTCCCACGCTTGGCCCAGAACAATGTGCCCTGTTTCGCATCAAAGTCGGTCACAGGAACGGCTTGACCATTGCCAATGTAATAAGCCCACGCTTTGTCATTGCCTTCGCCTACAAGCTCGCTGAGGCCGTATATCTTGTCGAAGATATTGCCGACTTCAATGCGTTGGTTGAGTCTGTCAAGTATGGTAGAAAGTAGATTCATGATTTGTTCATTGCGTTTATGATTTGCTCAACTAATAGCTGTGCATGATCTTCGAGGAATTTACCTTGTTCTTCAGGCGTTGGTTCGAAAATAATACCATAGCGATTTTCAAGTCCTGCTATTTTTCCTGATTCAGATTCAGGTAAAAGAATGCCTGAACTTAAACCTTGCGCAAGTATTTCGGTATCTTGAAATCCACCCTTCAGTTTGCCAGTCAATTCCAGCGGAAGCTTGCGAGATGTGCCTTTTTTCAGCTCCGCATATCCACCAGGAAAGTATAGCGATTCAATTGGCTCGCCACGTTTGCCCACCTTGTACTTGCTTGGCGCATTAGCAAGACTTCGAGATGAAACATAAATAGGTGTGGTGCTATATGGTTTTGTCGGAAGTTTTTGTCCTGCCGTATTGCTGCCACCTGATGAGCCAGTGCCAAAAATCCGCTTAAACATTATCCTTTTTAAGTCCGTAACTGCATCATATAAAGGCCCAAAGTCATTTAGAAAGCCCTCATAAAGTGCATCAAGATTCTTTTGTATCTGCGCAGGTGTCGGCATGTTATGGAAGTGCTGTGACGTACTTCATATTCTTTCTGCAATCCCAGCAATGCGTGTCATCAGGCAGTCGCATGTTCTGCAACATCGCTCCAAGCTCTTCGCCGTAGCGTGTTGCTGCGATGTCACGTGCGGCAACAATACCCTCGAAAGCATCAGCAGTCGCAAAGGGCTTAGACCCACGATTCACAATCACCGTTGTGTTAACCCTTTGATTCGGGCTTACTGTGAGTGCATAGTTGTAAATCTCAACAGCGGTGGCGTATGCAAGCGGTAAGGCCATAAGCCCACCTATTGAGCACATCCATCCTTGGCGGTCGCAGTTGATGCTATATGTAAGGCTCATGCCTGTGGTGTACTTAGAGTTGCTACTGGTCAGCACATTCGTGCCATCGGTAGTGAGTTCAATTCCTATCGCATCCACGAAAGGGCAGATGTGCGATTCTTTTGGACCGCCTCCACAACTTGTGCAAGTACCCTTCTTTGGCGTGAACTTGACGGTGTTCATGGTTGACTCATACACAATCGCAATGTCAAGCTTGCGCTTTGCTGAGGTGAGTGTCTTGCCAATGAACTGGTCGAGTGCGCCCTCCGCATAAGTGAGCGATTGAATCAACTTGCCTGTGGTCATATCGAAGATTAACACCGGCACATTGGTATTGGTTGATGCAATTGCAAGGTTGATATCTGCGAGGTAGAAGTTCAGATAGCTAACCGTGTTCGGGTCAATCTTTAACCTAATGCCACCATAGTTGCCAGCACCCAGAGCAGTCTGCACATTGGAGTAATTGGACACAACTTGTCCAACACGCTTGTTCTCAATCACAGTGTCGCTCTTCATCATCGGGCTGAGTTTAGTAAGCACATCAGACGATATCTTGCGCCATGCAAAGGCACGCTTATCTTCGAACAGCTCAACGCCATTGTTATATTGGTCCGTGATAAGTTGCCCTAAGAATGTTTGATTGATTCCGAGGTCATCGATATAGAGTCCAGTCGATGGCTCTGGTGATTCGCAGCCTCTCAATCCGAGTAGTGATTCAATGCACATCTCTTTAGTTTTTACAAAGATAAAAAAAAGGAGGGCACGAAGCCCTCCCTTTATTGCGTGGTTAGATTATCTAATCCATCTTGGGTCAATAAGTCCTCATCGGCTTGCGAGAGTAAACTCACAGACCCGATTACGGGACGTTAACGATAGAAACGCAGTTCACATAGTTAACACCAGCGAACTTGTCAGCTGATTCGTAAATGTCAGTTGGAAGAGTCACAACTTTACCAGTTGTAGTCAACACGATTGACAAGTTACCGCAGTCATCCTTCATGGTCAAGTCGCAAGGAACTCCAGCTGGTGTGAACACCAAAGTCTTAGAGTAGTTGCTTCCAG